TACAAAGTTAATGGATAAGGTTGATGAGCAAGTTAAAGATCTTGCTAAAAATCTTGAAGTTAAAAACTTAATTAAACTAGATGCTATGGTTAATGACCAGGCATCTTTAGATTTATATAATGTACCTTTTTACATACCTAAAGATATATACTTAGATCAATTACCCCTTATAGATAATAGACTTATCTATGGGGGTATTACTCTTTCTAGCTATATCGTAAACGATAAAGTATTTATTAAGGAACATAAGTTAAATGAACTTAACTTGAAGAAACAAAAACTATTAATGGAAATTAAGGAGTTAAAGAATGGCTAAAGAAAAAAGTAAATTTAATATCAAGGATCAGCTTGCAGGAATAGCAGCTTTGATTGCAGCAATTGTTGCAATTGGAGGTGGCTTTGTTAAGTATGGTGAAATTACTACTAAGTTAGATACTCTGTCTGAACAGACAGCACCTGATATTACACCTCTTGCAGCACAAATAGGTGATGCTAAGAACAGTATATCTTTAAATGGTACAGATATTGCAGTACTAGAAAAAGAAATTGAATTACTTAAACTACAACTAGAAGAAATTAAAGTCAACACATCAAATCCCCTTACATCTAATTAACTATGAGATTAAGCGGACACTTTAGTTTAAGCGAACTAACAAAATCACAAACAGCTACACGTAAGGGTTTTGATAATACTCCTTCACCTGGGCATATTGAAAATTTAACTAGTCTATGTGTACAGGTGTTAGAACCTACACGTAGGCACTTCGGTAAACCTATGGTTATTACCTCAGGTTATCGTTCAGCAGATTTATGCCTAGCTATCGGCAGCAATCCAAATAGTCAACATGCAAAAGGAGAAGCGGCTGACTTCGAAATGTTTGGAGAAGACAATAAAGAATTAGCAAAATATATTAGAAGTGAATTAATATATGATCAATTAATATTAGAATTTTATAATTCAGATGACCCCTCAAGCGGATGGGTGCACTGCTCATATAATAAAAATAACAATAGAAAACAATCATTGATATATGATGGCAAAGATTATAAATCATGGCTTACTTAAATGCAAACATACCAATCATCGAGTGTTATGTTCGAGGTAATTATCTAAGGGATCAAAAAGATTCTCACGATAAATACTTTGAGTGTGTTGTATTTGGAGTTGCAAGTTTACCTAAACAAGTTCCTTTATTTCACTACATGATGACCGATGGGGGACTATGGTGGCGATCACCTATCTCTGCATTCTGTACTAAACCAGGTATTAAGGAACTACCTTTAAATGAATTATGTTTATGGGATTCCTTTAGTTATAATATTTCAGTAACAACCTTTTATAATCTTGCAGGTAATAAAGTACAATACCTTTCAAGACGCAAAGTAAAACGTAAGGGAACTTATCTATTTACTTTGGATTGGTGTGATGGTGACTTTAATGAATTAGCTTTTGGCTATGCACAGAAACCTGATCAACATAAGTGTGGTCATGTTATAGAATTAGATGATGGTAATTATGCAATACAACCTAACAATAGATTAAGAATGTTTGATCCATCATTAGCAGCTGAACCTGATAAACCTCTAATACATCGTTTGGTTAATACAAAAACATGGTCAGTTGAAGATACTTCTAAATGGATTACAGATGAAGATGAAGAAGGAAGTTATGATTATGAATATAAAGAATTAAAATAAAAAAAAAGAGGGAAGCTATTAACTTCCCCCTCGGCAACACATGGGCACCCTTATGGGTGCCTTTTTTTTTGGTGCAACTTCTCCAGCGACCAAAACTCTAAATTTTATAAAACGTATATGTTAATGTTAGTTCCTCTCCTTGTTTAATATCTTTGATTGTAACTAAATTCCATTTCTTATAATGATATTGATTTCCTTTTAAGTCTTCATTAGTCATTCGTAATTCTACCTTTATACAATTTGGGGTATTGGCATGATTAATAAACCCACCTAAAGGAGTTCTAAAAATTGTGTCACCTATTTTAAAATGAGTCATACCTAAATTTGTAGCTTGGGGAATTGTTTCTTTGGCAAACAAACCTAACCCATTAACTTTTGAAGGTTTAATTGTTAATGAATCAGGTAATGGTTTATACATTTTGTTTAAGATCCTCTAAGGTCCAATCAGGATGCTTCTTTAAAGTCTGAACTATCCATCGATAGGACATAGGTTGCAGAACTAAAGTCCTACCTTGCCACTGATAACTTGGATTCTTAATTAAGACAGAGAATTTTTCAGGAGTAATAGTATCATGTTGCTCTTTCTTAACTACAGTTTTTACCCAAGTTAGCAAGATTAGCTTTGCTTTATTCCTAATCTTTCTCATCTGTTTAGGATTCATTAAATAGTCTGAATCAATTTCTTCACATCATCTTCCAGTTTCTTACCCACAGAATTAGCGTAGTTGATAACAGCAGCACATAAGTTTGCATGATACTTATATTCCTTTAATGCTTCTCTAATTTTAGCTACAGGTTTTCCACCATAGTCAATCACTAAAGCATTGTTCCTATTCAAACCAATCTTTAGTTCAAATAAAAGACCTGTATGTTTACTAATATCATTTTTTTGCATTAGTTTCTACTGCTTGTTGCTTAACAAAGTCAGCCCCTATACTTTTATCCAGCTGACTTAATGTTGAAAGTGCACCCATGAGTTTAACAACTTCACCATAAGGTCTTGTCATTAAATATCTCATGACATCCATTAGTACTGTAGAACTTATTAAGTAAGTTCTTTGGGGTTGTTGTGTTTGTGTTGGTTTCTCCTTTGAGTTACTAGCCATTTTCCTTTCCTCCTTGTTTATTAATAGCCTTTAAATTGATAATACTTATCTTCGATGAAATCTTCATCTAATAAGTAAGTATTAAATTGTCCTTCTTTATTATAGATCTCTTTTAGATCATTAATAGTTTGGTTTAATGTTCTATGTTGTTGAAGACAACCACAAACTAAATCTTCAACTTCAATTAATGCTTGTTTTACTGCACCCATTACTCTACCTCCTTTATTAATCTATTTAAATACCATTGTGCCTTTTGTAAATCTTCCAATGGTTCCCCTTTAAATTTATATCTTGATACATACTTTAATACATTACCTTTAAGGTAACCATGATACTCATCATCTGTCATACAATCTTTTATAACATCAATAGTTTCTTTTTTACCTTTAAGATAATGTGGTGGTGAATTTACACTATCATCTTTATCAAATACATCATCTACCATAACGCCTCTTCACTGTATTATACTCAATTGTTTCAATATCATATTCACCTTGACGAACATTACGTTTAACAATTAAACCACTCCACCATAATCGTTGAGTAGCCCGAGCATAATCCTCTTTATGATGCAGATAACATCCTGCTGATAGTCCTAATACTTTTCTACCTGATGGTATTGTACACATAGAATAATCAAATAGATGACAATGACCTACCGTAGATGATACCTTATTTTTTAATAAGAGTGAACGAGCAATATTGTCCCCACTAATAGGCTTACCCATAATACCAGTAGGATAATTGTGGCAGTAATGGACACCATCAATAGCCACGGGTTCTTGATAGGCAAAAACTTCCCAACCAAACTCTTTAAATTTAAGGTCTTTTGTACTAATTGTTCCGTCAAGTTCAGGTGTTTCATCTACTATCCTATCTATCCTATCTTCATGATTACCAAGAAGCATAACCTTTCTTGATCGTCTCCCATTGAGACCTTTGTTAAACTTTTCTAATGCGTCATGTGCATGGTCAATATCTTTCTTGTATCTTCTACCTTCGAAAGATTTCTTTCCTTTATCATAACTTGAAAGAGAATCTAAACTAGAAAAATCTCCCATACAAATTATGGTATCGGGTTTTAAATCTCTTGCAAGCTTACCTGCCCACAGAAATCTATCATTGCTTGCCTTGGGGTTGCAATGAGGATCCCCTATCACTAAATGTGTTGCCATTAATTTAACTCCTTGTTGCGTTTACGTTGTAAATATTTTAGAAAATCAATAATATTATTATCCTCACTAAAACGTGTTACAGCATCTATGCCTCCATTTGCTTTTCTATATTTACGATCATCTGCAAATCCTTTTATGCCTGCTAAAAAAGTACTATGAGGATCTG